TCTTAGCCTAGATGGTGGATTTGGCCTATGTTTACCTGTAAGCGTATTTACTTCTGGGGTATTTTGATGTATTGCCTTTGATTGATTACCTTGGGATTTATCAATTTCCGCGCCAATTCTTTTCAAAAACCAATCCCTATAACTAATTGGCATCAAACGGCATTCTGTATACGTAAGTCCACCATAGTATATTAATAAAAATATCTGTTCTAGCTGGTGTTCTCTATCATTCGGTGTCAGGCCAAAAAAACGATGCTCCAAGGGGAATATTCACCTTGGACTCCTCTCCGCAAGCGGCACATGTCATATAATCAGATAATTCAACACCTGGTTCATGTTTATCAACATACTTTCGTAGCGCCAGTGAATCTCTGGCCAACATATTTCTTGTGTATTGTGCAATCTTTGTACGATTAGAATCACCGTTAACAGAAACAATATTATAAAGCAATCGTGTTGTAACTACTGATTCCGCAACAAAGCCTTTCTTTTTCTTGCGTTCCTGTGTTTTTGAAATCTCTTCCTCATCACCACCTGCTAAAAATTTAAATTCTATTTTATGTTTTGTCACAGGCAATGTAAATTCAAATACATTTTCCCCACTATCAACCGGCTCAATATCCAATGGCTTGATTGGAACATTTGTTAAATCAAACTCAGCCGTATTTCTATGTTCACACTCCGGACACTCTACTTCAACACGATAATCTGCACCATAACCAATTGTTCTTAAACCAATCATAAGTGCATTTCTATCACCTGATAACATCTCTGTTACTTTTACATCTTTATCAACAATACAAGATTCAAGTAATTTTGAAATTACAGTTCCATTTTTAATATAGGCACGAGACATTAAAATATCTTCATCCTTTGCCGTCATGGCCCTAATCTCAACCGATTCCCTATTACAAAGTGCAGAACTGGATGGGTAAACCTTACCAAGTGATGGTAATGGAATTGATTCAATTGGAATGTCAAAACCAAAATCATCTTTTGATTTTTGTGGAATTGGTCCCGGCATTGCTGATCTATCTTCATGTTTATTATCAGCGAATACAGTATTAGATTCACGAACTTCTGACATTATTATCTCCTTAAAAGTTTAATATAAAAAATTTTATACAATATGGGATGAATGTAAATTTCTGTTTAAGAATTAATGTTTTATTTATTTTATATTGATTAAAAGAATTTCTCTCCTACCCATGTATGGGTAGGAGAATAGTAGTTTATAGGTTATTGTTTAGATTTTAATATTAATATTAATATTGTAATACACAGTTATCATATCTTACGGTAAGTGCGATTTCCGTAGCTTCATTTGCTGCGTAATCCAAATCATTAAAGTTAATGTCTTTACACCAAGCACCTTTAATGTCCCATAATTCAACAACTGTACCAACCGGATCCAATAACTTTAATTGGATATCACGTTTATAAAAATCAGCATAACCACTACGACCTGAAACAGATTCAAAATTTAATCTAATCCATTCCATTACTTGTTGTGCACCAGATGGTGCAATTGGGTCGTAAAGTGTAACCGCTAAATCTGCAAATGAATGTTTACCAGCCAAATATCTTCTATGGTTAATAAAATCAAGGGTAATTTCCTCGAAAGTCATTTGTGGTCTTGCGGAAGTTTTCATCAAATATGCATCAACACCTTCAATTGCCATAATCCATCTAAACTTTCGTTTAGGCTCAAATTTATTTGGCAACATTTGTTCAACGGTAAGAATCTCAGCCATTTACATTCCTCCTATCCTTATCATAATTATTAACCACCTGCAATTTTAATCCAAATATTAAAAACATTTTTATTCCTGTATTGTATTTGTAACAACAAAATCTAATGAAATGAATTCTGCAGTACGTGTTGGTTGAATAAATATTTTACCACGTATTGTATTATTTTCAACATCAGCTTGTGTTGTTGTCGTTGTATCTATAATAACTTTAAATCTATCAACACCCGCATTTGCCTGAATATCAGCCAAAATAGGATTCACTAGTGAAGAGAATCTTGCAAGTGTAGATGCCCTATTAGGTTCAAAAAGTAAACGATTTGCAATACGTTTAACTTCACGCCTAATCTCAATTAACAGGCGCCTAACATTAACACGATCAAGTGACGTATTTGCTGTTTGCAAGGTATTTTGCCCAAATATAATTGGTACCTCATCACCAGCTTGTTGCACAATTGCATTAATATCAACGCTTGCTAAATCATCTCTATTTTTATCATTCATCTTAACATTAACATCGGTAGCCTTTTCCAATTGGCCTCTATTAGTACCTGCAGGTGCAAACCATGGATGACCTAATAAATCATTTCGTGCATATGCGCCTAGTACTGCGACCGTTGGTGGGACATAATCAATAATTGTTGATACCGATTTTTTAAGTTTTTGATCAAACACAGACACATTCAACGAAATATCTGGGAAATATGCAGCAGCAAAATTTGTATCAAGTGCACGATTCCTAAATGACTTCACTGTATTTTTAACACTTACATTTGGTTTTTGTTTAGAACCTGTTACAACAGTGTCCATATCATCTCTTTCTTCAACATCAAGTATAAGCATTGCATCAAATCTATCTTCAACAGTATTTATTGCATCATCAGTAACCACTGCATGCCTAATACCTGGTATTGCAAGTAATTTAATATCAACATCCGCTGTATTACCAATAACGTCTAATGCTTTTTTGTATGCAGAAACTGTTCGACCATTTTTTCCACCACGGGTTGAAGCATTATCCATTTCATGTTTAATTGCGGCATTTGTTAAATCACGCATATTAGTATCAAATACATTAACACCATTAAACCCACCCTGCATAATTGTTGTATATTTAGCAAATTTTACATTACTTGCAAGGTCAAGATCATCAAGATCAAATGATTTACTACCATTAGTTGATACATTACCGTCTCTTACATACTTCCATAAGTAAACGTTTTTATGATCCGCTTTGCCGTCAGACCCAGTTGGAACCTGAATATTTTCTAATGTAAAGTAATTTTTGCCAAATGCTGTCGATGTTGATTCCGCAGTATCTTCAACTAATGCATTCTTATTTGCGGAGGCAAAATTTGGGAAATACTTTGTATATGATCTTACAGTTGCATCAATTGCTGTGTAATTTTGATCACCTTCTGCTGTCGCTGCATTTGGTTGTTCAACCTTTGCTTTTCGATGAACCTGTACACCCCAATAATAATTCAAATCAAAATTACTATCATTTGCATCAGATAATTTTACCGTCCTAAGGTTCTCCCTAAAAGGTATACCTGGAATCCTTGCAGATTTCAACATATCAACAATGGTGGTTCCTTTATATGCACCGGCTTGATGGGCATCTCCATCTGACGCTGAATGAAGTGTAGACCAATCCTCGTTCCACGAAAGTGCACCAGACGTATACAAGTGATCAATACTTGTAAAGCCAAATGGCAGCGCTGTTATCGGTACTTCACCATTTAACAATCCTTCAGCTAATTCAAGTCGTATAAACCTTGAAGTATTGGGATAATTACCTTCTACAACTATTTTTTGTGAATTTTCCGCCTGATCAAAATCATAATACACATATGTATCACCAATAATTTTGCCTACAAACCTTGCATTATTTGGATCTAAGCTTAGATTTCTATATTGTTGTAATGGTTTTACACTATCTAAATCCTCAAACCTTCTAAGCTGAAGGGAAAATGTTTTTGCAGCTTTATTTAAGGCAGTAATTGAAATCTTATATTTGTCACTATAACCATATAATTTTGCAATAGGATTAGAATTAGCACCGTCATCAAGTTGATGTACTTTAAATAATTTATGATGAATACCACCAAATTTTTGTGATACAAACCACGGTGATTTTGCATGTTTATATCTATCAGTAAATCCTTCATAGTTTGGTACTGTTGTGCTACCTGCGTTTCTTGCTAAGGCACCTGTCATTAAAAATGCAATATTTTCATGTGAGCCAGAGGTACCATTATAATTTGTGGCCTCAATTCGCATTATCCCGCTACCTGTAACCGCTGCATAAGCCGAGGGTATATCATACCATGTATATAAAAGGTGGCCTGTCTTTTGAAAATCTTCCGGTACGGTATTAAGAACTTTCGGGAAATAATTTGCATCCTTATCATTAAATGAACAACTAAGAATCTTGTCATCAAAATCAGTTGCATCTTCACCTTGAAAACCATTTAATATTAATTGAAATGATGCACCGCCGTCAGCTAATTGAACAGTGCCCGACATCTTACCTGCAATTTGTGGATTAACATCACCAGCAAGTGTTAATGTACTACCGGTTAACGTTGGAGTGGGTGAATTACCTTGCCCAAAATTATGAGCATCAACTGCAAGAGCTTTTAATGACCAATTTGGGAGTGTGGATGATAATCTTGGTATAACACCAGAAGCCGCCATCAACACACCACGTATAATTGGTATGGAGCATGTCATTTCGTTTGTTGTCGCGCCAGGTGGATCTTCCCAGAAGAAATCATATTGTCCCTGGTCCCTTAATAGTGATGAACCTACAGAATCTGACAACCAACAACCTAGGAAATATGTCCTGCCCTTATCACCGTTAGAGGTTGCATATGTATTATCCCCAAGGTTACCATTATCCACTGGTTGACGTTCACCAACTATAAATCCAGCATCCTTTACACCACCGGCGAGGACTCTATTTTCTGGATCTGATACAGACGTATCATCACTAGTTAAATTCTTTTTACCATCACCAACACCCATTACCCTGAGATATGTAAGTGCTGTTGCATTTCGTAAATATTCACCTGCTGCCATAGCACCATAAAAATTAATATTTGTTGTTGTTCTAACATCACCAAATACAGCTTTAAAACTAGCCAAATTACCAACTGTCACCGGAACAAATGCAGGTCCCGTCTCGGACGTTCCTATAACGCCGGCTGGGACACCTTGAATTGTTTCAGATGTGGGTTGTGATTCATCAATTTCACTAGCAAAAACTCCTGGACTTTTAAATACCTTTGTTGGCATACTCACACTCCTAAATTCATTACCTTATCTACAATTAAATATATCCTATACAAATTCTACGCCCGCATTTGTTATAATAAAATCAATTGCTATAAATTCTACTGCTCTGGTAGGTACAACGACTATTCTAC